AGAATCAGATGTAGATAAAATTTTTCCTAATTCTGGATTTATATCTTTTAGCTTATCTAATTGCTCTTGGCTAATCTTTGTGGAACTGCCCTGAGTTGAATTAATCTGATCCCACAATTGTTTCATTGCATCCTGTTGTGAAATTAGATCTCCATTTGCATTTTTTTGTTTCATTAATACTGCAAGTTGTTGATCTAATGCATTCATTACATTTCCTAATGCATTATCTAAATCTTCACCCTTACCAATGCTATTTAGATTCTTTCCAAGATCTTTTATTAAAGATGTTGCTGCTGTTCCCTTGTCAATAATGTCTCTAAATCCTTGACTTGAAATTGCAGCAAAAGCTAAATTAGCTTTATCAGATGCATTTATAATTGCATAAATTTTGTTTGTTGCATCTTCTACGCTCATACCCGCTGCAAGAAATTGTGCTTTCCAGTTTGCAGCAAGTTCTTTAATTGTTTGCTTATTCTGTTCTGCGCTTCCATCTAAATTATTAACTGTGTCTACGTACTCAGACATATTCTTTTTAGCATCTTTGGTAGCCTGCTTTAATTCTGCAATTGTCATTGTAAGTCCAGATATACCAGTTGTATTTAAATTTTCATAAGCTAATTGTCCAGATTCTCTTGCCAATTTTAATTGCTTTGTAACGTCTGAAATAGAGGATGACATTTTGTTATATCTAATGCCTGCCTGTGTTGCTGCTTTTTCTGTAACGCCATGCAGCATTGTTTGCTCTTTTTCATTTTGAGCCTTTTCTCTTTGGAAAATTTGAAAAGCTTTAATTAATCCATAAACTGCTGTTGCTGCTGCAATAATAGGAACTGCTCTAAATGCATTTAACATAAGAGTTTTAAATACCTGCAATGCACCAGACCCAGTTCTAATAGCGCCAGTAATTTTTGAAAGACCATTAATTAAACCAGTAATTGGCTTCATGCTAATCATAGGAAGTATGGATGCTACTTGTAGCAACATTCCCATTTGTCCGCCCATCATGCTTCCAGCCGCCTGCATTCCCATACCTATGCCCATACCAGCAAATGGAGATGATAGTCCGCCAGTTACACCTCTAGAAACTAAAGATTTGCCATAATAATTTTTAGTAGCATTAGTTCTTGCTTGTTGCCAAAATGTTTGAGGTTTTGATTTACCAGCATTTTCCATTCCTGGAAGTGTTGGCTGTATATCTACATCACCATACTCTAGTCCTAAAATTTGATCTAAAGGATAACCAGCATTCATTAAGCTTAATGCGCCCCTATTACCAGCTGTGGCTGTTTTAGTTACAACAGATTCTCCTGGCTCTAATAATGCTGGAATACTGTCTCCGCCGCCGTATCCTGGAAGTTGTGTCACGCCATCTTTTAATCTTTTTGCTGTTCTTAAATATGGAGTAAATGCTCCACCAACTCTATCTAAAGATTCTAATTCTTTTAATGTTGCTGCGGTTGCAATGTTTCCAAATTGAGTTTCAGTAATTACTTTATCACCAATATTTGTCATTGCTTTTTCAATTCTATTTAAAGCTCTACGTGCAACAACTAATGCTTGTTCTTTGCTATATCCTTGTTCTGTTAAAAACTTTGTTAAACTTAATAAATGCTCTGGTCTTGCCCCCATGTTCATAAACATGCTTCCAGTTGCATAAGGAACGCCGCTCATAGGAGATAATGCTTTATTAAAATCTTCGCTTATTGTCATATAATTAGATGGAAGAATGTCATGCTCTACATCTTTTAATGGACGATTTGCTGCTCCAAATCTAGATTCAATTTCTGAACCTAGCATTCTTGGTGATGCACCTTTACCACGCTTACCACCTACAGTTTTATTAAAAGCAGAGGTATATAAATGACCTACAACCCAACCTTCTTCTGGTGCTCCCATTGCAAGAAGTTCATCATTTCTCCATCCAGCATTTCTTGAACTTGGTTTTGTAGTTGGTCTTCTTGATATAGGCTCATACGGGAAAGCTCCTTCTTGAGAATATGAACGATTAGATCTACCAGTTCTTTCTGGGCCTTCACCTCTTACTTTAAATCTCTTTAAACTTCTTAGGCCACCAATTTTTGTTACAGTATTTCTAAACCCAGACGCAAGGCCAACTACACCCGTTGCAAATCTTTTTGGTCTTGTTGTTTCTGTACTGTATCCAGAACCATATGTTCTTACGCCAAGATTTGTTGCAATCTTATTTAATAAATCTCTTGTTCTTCCTGGTTTAGTTATTTCTTTTAAGTTTGATTTTCCAGTAGTTGCATCAACAATTGGTTGATTAACTAGTGGAACTTTGTTAACATCAATTGTTCGTCCAAGAGATGTAGCAACTTGTGTTGCTGATGCTGCCATCATAGATTCTATCTGCTGATTTAAAGCAATGATCTTTGCTCTTGCTTGATCCATTGTAACTTTACCAGCTTGTAGTTCAGCAACAATTTCTGCTGATTTTGCAGCAGCAAGAGATGTAATTCTTTGCATTTCTGGAAGCAGAGCTTCGTAGGATTGAGAAACTCCAGTTGTAATTAATCCAGTTGCAGAAACTTCTGCTTTAAGTTTTTTAATTTCTTCCTGTGATTGCATTGCTAAGGCACCAGTCATTGCATGCCATTTAGCAGCTTCTTCAGCAACTACACCAGTTGAAACTCCACTTATAGAAGTCAATCCTGGGATCTTTGGAAGATCTCCAGACATATACATCTGTGGGTTATCTTTAATTTTATTATTAACTTTAGGTGCACCTGGAACAACACCGAATAATGTTTGCGCTTCTTTTTCTGCTTGTGTCATTCCAGCAACTGGGCGCATATGGGACATTGATCTTGTATCTATTGCTCCAACTAATGGGTGTTGTGGATTTACTTCTCTTAATCCTCCACCTATTACATTACCAGCAACTGTTGAAATTATTGGACTTGCTGAAACTGCGCCAGATGCTGCTTTTGCTGTTAATATATCTAATTCTGTATTTAAATTTCTTAATGCTAGTTTTAATACATCAGCTGCTTTAGCGTCTGAATAAAAAGTTTCTTCCATTAAGTTTCCAGCTTTTTCAGCTGCTAATATTTCTGGTGTAAGTAACTTCCAACCTTCGGCACCCCTAAAGAATGCTTTCATATGAGCTACACCCTTAATTACATATCCAAAGAAGTTTGCAAGTACACCAGTTAACATGATAAGTGGACCAGCAACTGCTGTAATTCCACCTAGGAATGTTAATATTTTTTGAATTGGGTCTGGTAGTTTGTTAACAAAATTTACTACCTTATCAATTAAATTAATAAAGAATGTTTGTACTTTTAAGAATTGTTCACCAACGCCAGCAAGGTCAGCCTTTAAAGATTCTAATGCTCTCTTATATTTACCAGCAGCAGACTCTGTAACCTGCGCTAATTCTCGTCCAGCCACATTTGCAAGATCCTGTGAACTTGCTTTCATTAAATCTAAAACCTGTACTGTCTGGCTTCCTTGTCTTCCAAGATTTTCAAATAATGCATTTAGTCTTGAGAACTGGAACTTTCCAAATAATTGTTCGATTGCTCTTTGCTTAGAAAGAGGATCAAGTGTGTCTAATGCAGCCTGTAATTCTAATATAGTTCCTGTTAAGTTTCCTGCATTCTTTTCAACAATTCCCTTTAAGTCGATTCCAAATCCTGCAAACATTTCTGTTGCGACTTTTGTTGGATTAATTAATGAAGCAAGTGATGACTTTAATGCATTTGCACCTTCAGCAGCATTAATTCCACCTTCTCTCATTGCTGTTAAATATAATGCTAAATCTTTAACGCTTCCGCCAAGACCTTCAACAACTGGCCCTGCTTTTGGAATTGCTTCAACTAAATCCTGCAGAGTTGTTGATGTTTGGTTTTCAACGGCGTTGAGGAAGTTAATAGACTCAGAAAGTTGTTCTGTATTTTGTTTAAATGCAGATTGAATTGCCAGGGTTGCCTTCATTGCTTCTTGTCTATCAACTTCACCCAATACCGCTAAACGACTAGTTTCTTTAATAGAACCCAGAAGTTCATTTCCTTGTTTACCAGTAGCAGCAATATCTGCAGCTAAAGAAATTGTTTCATTAAAAGAAACACCATAGGTAGAAGCTAATTCTTTTGCAGTTTGAGAAACCTGTTTTCTTACCTGACCTAGTTCTTCTGTTGATGTTTGTGCTAATCCGCCATAAACCTTAGTTAATCTTGTAAGTTCTTGATCTGCTTGTCTAAATGCATCTGCAGCAGCTTTACCAAATGCAGCAAGTGGTACTGTTAATCCTACTGTTAACTGACGACCTGCCCACTGAGTATTTTTACCCCAGTTAATTAATTGAACTCCACCATCTTGTACAACTTTATTTAAAATTTGTAATTCTTGTCTAGCTATCGCAGACTTATTTTTAATTTCATCAAGTCCTCTAGGAACCTGAACATTAAACTGCATTAGCCCCTGGGCATTTCTCCCCAGGGGTTGCAGAATTGCATTTTGCAAGGCTACCTGTTGCTTAGCAAGTTCTCTTATAAGACCGCCAGAAGTTTTTGTATGATCTTGAAATGTTCTGAAATAGTCTTTTAACTTTAATTTTCCGCCATCTAAATCTTTTCCAAATCTTTGTACATCAGATGATAAAGATACGAAATGTGTTGAGAATTGTCCAGTACTTCTGAGTGTCTCAGAAAATGTTTGACTTATTCTAGCAGCCTGTACAGCTAGTGTTTTATTAGAAGTATTTAATTGCTCTTGTAATTTTGCTAACGACGATGTAGCCTTATTAATATCAGAAATAAGGTTAGAGAAATCGGCGTTGACAACAACGTCCGTTACTATTCTCTCATTAGCCATTTACTTTAGAGTTACTCCTTTACGTATCCTAATCCCATTCCGATTCCAAATCCAGCTTCTGAAGCTAACTGCCCTTGCAATGAAACAACATCATCGCCACTTGCAGTAATTCCCAGAGCCTTTCTTTTTACATCTTCAAAGGAAGGACCCTTCTTTTCTTCTTGCTCTTCTTCTCCCAAATCTATTCCTTGTATTGATGCTAAGAACTTTCTATGTTCTGCATCCATTTTCTTTTTAGATTTAAGAGTTTGGATGAGCTCTGGCATTGAAAGATTTTCTTCTAGTTCTTGGTAATTTTTCCAATGACCTAAAAGAAAAACTTCCCCCTCTAATGCGGCAAGGTCTAGTTCTGACCAGCCAGAACCGCCGCCGCTAGAAGGTTTGGGTCGTCAAGCTTAATTCCACCGCAAACTTCTAGGATACGGTTAATTGTTGGGACATCTAGTGCATCCTCAAGTAAATCACGATCTTTAACTAGATCTGGTAATTGCGTTTCAATAGCAACTGCACATGCATCTATTAAAATTGTAAGTTGTTCATCTTCTGTTTTTAGTTCTGCTGTCTTATTAATTACAGCCATAAACTTTCTTAATTGCTTAATTGATAAGGGCTTTAGCTTAATTGAAGCCCCATTTTGTAACGTGATCTCTTCCACGTCATATACTGTAGTAGCCAATTTATCCTCCTTGGATAGTCTAAATCATTATAACAAAACAACTTTATTAATACAAGCAGAAAACCCCTTGATAAACAAGGGGCTTTGCTGTTAATAATTATTTAAATTATTATGATGCTGGTGTCCATGTACGATCAATAATCTTACCGTATTCTTGTCCTGCATAGGCTGTGTTGCCATCTGGAAGAAGACGGAAGGTTACTGGAAATGTAGTAGGAGTGTTACGTGCCAATGAGAACTGTGACTGTTGTACAGAAAGAACACGACGAGCATAATAAATACGCTCTGAATATGCTGAGCTCTCTGTAGGAGCCTGTCCGATTGCAATTAGCTGACGCTCTGTTGGTGCAACACCAAGAGCACCTGCTTCAAGTCCTAGTGTTGAACCTGAAAGAGTTGACTGTCCCTGTCCGAAAACTACAAGAACGTTCTCTAGTGTACCTTCTGACATTTCAGTTGCGATCATAACTTCCATCGCAGACTTGAACAGCTTAGCTGTATCAAGTAACTGGTCTACAGTAACTGAATCGTAAGTTGGGTTATAAGTGATCTGAAGACCATTGTTTGTATAACCTACGTTACGGTATGAGTTATCTGTTGTTGTCTGTGCTGCATCTAGTGTTGTACGATATGAAGCTGATGAGCTAAATGCTGGAACGAAATTCTTCTTTCCTGCAACTGCGGCACGTGCAACACCTGGCTCTGAGTTTTCAACGTTAGTTGCATATCCTGCAACTGTTGAATCTGAATTCGTGATGTAAAGCGGTGAAGCTCCAACAAGAATATTTTTGGCTGAGTTAAATGCCATGTATTTCCACCTCCTGGGGGTTTTCTATTATAAAATTTTTAAAATCTGGCTGGCTAGGCCTCTTTCCTCTAATCTAATTTTAGGCCATTAACAGTCATAAGGCAAATTATATAAACCTGCCATTTGTATTCACATGTCTTGAGTATTTGATCTCCAAAATAATCTCTGTGGACAAAAATCCCTTTAATTCTTCTGAGGGACCTGTGGGTGATATATCCGCTATGAAGATGCTATAAATCTTAAATTTATTTGAAATGCCTGTCCATCTATTCATATCTGTCGCAGATTCATCCATTCTTCTGAAAAGATCTGTCATTAGATTTCTAATTTGATTGATCTCTGCATAATCTGTTGTATAAATAGTAAATGCGACCTGTTCACAAGTTATAACCCAATTATCTTCATGGGATAAGCCAACCTTATCATAAACAATATGCTTTTTCCCGCTCAAAAATTGACTAAGTTCTGGTGACTGTTGTACTGGCAATATAGGAATTAAATCTGCATTTATATTATCAGCATAATAATCTGTTGCTTTGAATATGCCACTAGCTGTTAAATTTTGCCATAAAAATTTTCTAATATCATACATTATATCTGCTGCGTAGTCTGTCATCAGTTGCCTCCAAATGCTGTCTCTATTGCCGTTACAGCCTGTAATCTTAGACTATTAGGGGAAAATGAATACCTTACAGATCTAACCTCGTATGGGACCTCTAAAGCCTTTCCAAGATCAGTTTTAAATAAGTTTTGAAATCCAGATTTTTTAATTGAAAGATTAACCAACTGTCCAGAAAAAAATCTTGAATATGCTAAAGAAAATTGATTTCTTGCAGACTTACCACCAGGATTTCTTACAACAACAGATTCTCCTTTTGGCATAAATACCATTGAGCCATGCATTTCAAAAACTAATCTTTCGGCATGTCTTGGAGCAATTCTTACTGGAAACCCGTCTTCCATTACTAATGCTTTATTAGCAAAAACATGTCTTGCTTTGCCATAGTTTGTTGGAACAGCAGATTTTGATGGTTTAAAATCATATGCAATTCTAAATGTTAATCCTTCATTTCCTATTTTTTTTAATGAAAATAAACGAGCAGACTCTACACCAACATTGTTCCATTCATAAACATGGTGTAATGATTGAGGTTTCATTCTAGCCTGTGAGTCTACATACTCTCCAAAATCTTTTTGAATTTGTTTAAAAATAACAGAATGAAATTTATTTTGAAAACCTTTGCTTGTTGTGAGTCTAGCAACAACATTGGCCTTATAATAAATGGCAGCAGAAATTTGAGCAACTGTTGAATCTTTAACGTTGTCTCCGCCTGCGCCTTTCATTAATCTTTCAAGACCACTTGCTGTTTGAACTAATACTGCACTAGAATCCAATTTGCTGATTCTCCGATCTCTTTACAGTAGAACTATATCCCATTAAATTTCCAAATGGGTCTGTAATAGGGGTTATTCCAACTATTTCAAAAACAGTAGGCGTATCTGATGGATAATTTAGTTCAGTCCAAATACAATTGTTTTTACTATCTCTAATATTTGTAATCTTATCTCTTACAGTAATTCTTTCTTCTGTTCTTACTTCAAGAACCTGATCATTTTGATACCTTGTATCAATCATTTGCTTATTGCTTCCACGAACAGAAGCTGAATTATTAATTATACTTTTTGCAGCGCAATCTACTGTTTTATGAAATTGCCATGTTTTAGCAATAGCTCCAGTTGTTGGATCCTGTGAATCTTGTTGTCTATAAAGATCCAATTTCATAGGCAGGATTGACTGCACTATATTCATTAGAATGCCACCATTCCATTAATAACATAAGGTAACAATAATTGATCTGCATATAGGTTTCCTGTGCCTCTGTGTGCATCTTCCATATATTCAAATTGCCAATCAAATGTACTAATGTTTTTAACGTATTTATTTCTCCAAGCTGTGTCTTTTTCAAAGAATTGACCGATTAATATAATACATGCCTCTTCAACATTATCTGGAACCGAAGACCAACCAAATCTTCCAGACACTGTGTATCTAGCTTCTTTTTTAAATGCTCCACCATAACCACGATCATTAATGCTTGGTGGAATTAAACCGTTTGCTGTATAAACTAAATTATCAGTTAAGTTTTGTCTATTTACTCTAATACCAAATTTAGACTCAGAAATAATTGGGTCGTATATCCAGTTATTAACATTGTTAATTTTATCAACTAATAAAACGTCATTTTCATATAATTCATGAACTTCTGAAACTCTGAAAGGAAGCGGAAGAATGTCTGAACCGTGTCCGTAAACAATCTGTGTATCATCATATAGATAAAAGAATTGTGCAGTAAATGACTCTATAAGTTTTCTAGCATACTTTTCGGCCATTTGTACTTCATGGTAAGTCTTATAATTAGGGTCTGAAGCATCGGTTCCAAAATTTAAATCTTCCCATACATCAGCTAAATTAGCATATGGAGTTACAACATCTGTATAGTATGTATGTGAACCTAAAGTTCCTCCGACAGAGTAAGACCATACAATTTTAAATTTTCTATTTCTACGACAATATGATAAAGGCATGACAATTTGATATGTTCCATTATCTGTTTCTAACTTTGTTGCAGTAAGGTTTAAAATTGGAACAGTTGGATCTACTGTCGGATTAATTGTTTCATCCTCAGTAATATCATAAATTGTGGCAGTTACATTGCCGTCAGCATCAACAATTTCTCCACCCCAAAAAATTTTTGTTTTAATTGGTGAAGTTTGATCAATATAAATCTCTGCCATTTAATAGGCTTTAGTTGTAGTACTCTTGTACTTCCTTTGGCGTAGCCAATCTAAAACCTTCCTCCTTATCAAAAATTTCCTGAGCATCAGATTCAGGCATAGCTACAAATGGATGTTCCTTTGTAAACGTATAACCCATAATATCATAACGGAAATTTAGTCTAGTCATCTTGACTAGTACATTATCTCCTTGATCTTTCTTAGGATCAAAACGAGGAATTACTTCTTCAGCCAGGTCTTCTGCGTCATTAATGTCTTTAAGGGTCTTTTCATAGACCGCCCAAGTTACGCCCTCTTCTGCGAGAGCAGCAATAATATCTGTTTTTGTTTTTAAATTATCAATTTCAACTGCAAAGTCTTCTGCAATCTTTTTTAGTTCGGCAACCTTTAATGTCTCAAATGACATATTTTCTCCTTTGTCTAGGTAAATCAATTATAGCATTGTTAAATTAAAAGGAAAAGCCCCCAAAATTAATTAGGGGCTTTTCGTGCAGTTTACTGCCTAAAAATTAGGAAGCTACCTTAACGTTCTTTACAACTACCCAAGCATCTGCCTGCTCAATTTGTGTACCAACACGTGTGTTCATTGTGTACTCAATTGAGTCCTTGCGTGGCCAGAAGAATCTGTAAACAGTTACATCACGCTTGATACCAATAACTACGTTATTTGGGAATGTCAAGTGTACGTCACCGTGTGAACCTGATGCACCTGAGTATGTACCAGTCTGTGTTTCCTTCAATAGAGGAACTTCAACGATTGGAATACCAAATGCGAAAGGTGCTACGAAACCAGCTGGTCCGCCAAATGCACCTTCGTTACCACGGATGATGCTTGAAGCAATATCCTGTGGATTAGCGAAGTTTGTTGAGTTAGATGTGCTGTATAGGTAATCCTGGATCAAGTTTGAACCAGAAAGGAAGCGAAGGTCATTACGACGCTGCTTGTACTTACGTGGGAGAGCCTTGAGTGCCTTGTTAAAGACATCACGAGATACTGCTGCACCACCTGCGTCAACAACGTGTCCATAAGCCTTAGACTTCTTAACTACACCATCAAATGCCTGATATAGTGCATCGCTTGAAGCTGAATCTCCATTAAGGATTACATCTTCAATATCATTACCTGCCTGTGTTGCCATCAAACGTGCAATGTGATCTTCTAGATCTGGACCTTCAATATTGTCTTCAAGAGACTCTGTTGAAAGCTCCCAGTCTAAGCGAAGCTTCTTTGTTGTGAGAGAGATCTTTGAGAATGTTACTGCTGAGTTTGCTGCTGTGTTGTCAGCTTCTGCTGCAACCTTCATCAACTTCTCACCAACTGACATACGGTCAATCTCTGTTGTGTCTGCCTTCATTCTGACGGTACGTGCGACCTTACCAATTACGGTTGCGTCGAACATGTAGTCCAGGAAGCGGGCAGATTGTTCTGGATTAAGAACACCACCGTTTCCTGCTTCGGAAGCAATGTGTGCGCCTGATCCACCAGTAGCTGATAGGAATGTTCCTCCTACCGCTTGGCCTGAACCAGCGACAGTGGTACCTGATGCTACTGCTTTTTCTAACAATTCGTTACTCATTATATTTTTTCACCTACCCTTATTATTTAATTAAATCCGATACGGAACCGAGGAAAGCTCCAGACCATTTAGATTTTTGTATTTTTACTTCCTGTGACCCGCCAAGGTCAGAGGACTTCTTAATTGCAGTATCTGATTCTACTGCGTCTACACGCTTCTCAACGCCGTTGAGCGTGTTTGTAATATCTGCTACTGTCTTTGACAATGTAGCAGTTGTTTCTGCCAACTCTGCAATTTTTGTATCAACAGACTTTGCAAGATCAGTAAGTGAGTCAGCAACTGACTTTACACTCTCTGCACTTGCATCTGTAGACTTTGCAATAGTTTCTGCGAAAAAGCTCTTAAGATCACCTAACATCTTTGCAAAATCAGGCTCATCAACCTCAACTTCTGATACTTCGGCTGCTTTTTCAACGGTTTCGGCAGAAGCGTCTGCAGGTGCTGCTTCTTCGGCAGGAGCTGCTTCTTCAGCAGGTGCTGCTTCTTCAGCAGGAGCTGCTGGTGTTTCTTCAACTACAGGAGCTGTTTCTTCAACTACTGCGTTTTCTAGTGTATCTGACACTTCATTACCTCCTTCTGCGTTTGCCTGTTTTGCAATTTGTGTTTCAGGCAACGGTAATCTTGACTTCTTATAAGAATCAAGAAT